GCAGAGGGCTATGGCGGCGCGGCTGGTGGGCTGGCGGGGGCTTTGGTCGGGACAAAAATGGGGTTGGCTGCCGGTGCGGCCATTGGCTCTGTCGTTCCAGGGCTTGGCACTGCCATCGGGGGCGCTATCGGCGCCGCCATCGGGGGCACTGTCGGTTACCTGGGAGGTGATGCCCTGGGCTCTTTTGCAGGCAAATCGATGTTCGGCTCTGATGAGTCGCTCAAGAGGATGCCGGCAGCGGGCCCGCTGATGCTGGCCAACGCCGGGAAGGACATTCCGCCGGTCCTGGGCGACATCGCGAAATCGTTCAAGACAGGGCAGACACCCCCGGTCATGGGGCAGGTGGTCCGCTCGATGGGGGCAGCCACGCCGGCTTCAGTAGTGCCGTCGATGCTCAAGGCGCCTGATCCAGCGAAGTCGGTAGCGCCCAAGGTCGACCAGCAATTCACCTTCGCGCCGACTGTGCCAATCACGGTGCAAGGGGACGTTAAGGATCCGGCCCAGGTGGCCCGGGAAGTCGAGCCCCATCTGCGACGTATGTTCGACGAGTTCAGCCGCCAGGCTGCGGCCCGTCAGCTGTCGGACGAACCACACGTTTAGGAGGTGCCATGGTGTACATGGAGCAACTGCAGTCGGGGTTTCAGTCCCTGGTTGAAGCGGGGGAGGCGGGCCGCAGCAGTGCGGATGGCATGCTGACCCCACTGAACGGAGCCATCAGCGATATTACCGGTGCTGCCTCGGAGCTGGAGAACATCCCGTTTGTGGGGCCTGAGATGGGCGCCAAGCTGCAGCGGACCTTGCGCGGCATCACCGCCGCACAGTCCGTAGTCGGCGAGGTGGCAGCTCAGTACAGCCAGGCCGTGTCGGCGGCGGGGCAGATTCAGCAGCGTCTCGGTACGTTGCAGGAGCAGACCGCCAAGGCCAGTGCCGCTATCAACCGGATCGGCGGGCAGATTAGCCCATCTCTGGGCAACATTCTCCCGACCGGATCGTTCGGCGGCCTGGGTACTCCGGCCGCCGAGGCGGTGAAGCCGTTCCCGCACCTGCTGATCATTCACCCGCTGAAGACTGGCGGGCAGCCGTATTATTTTAACCTCGACACTGCAGCCTTTGAAAAGCTGCGCCGTCAGACCGGGTTCCGCTGGGCTGGCCAGGAACGCCTGACCCGTAGCATCGCGCAGCAGGCGGTGGGCCAGGGCGACGACAAGATCACCCTCAAGGGCGCGGTGTTTCCGGGGTTCAAGGGTGGGCTGGGTCAGTTGCAGAAGCTGCGCAGCATCGGGCGGCGGTTGCAGCCGCTGAGCCTGACCACGGGCTATGGCGAAGTGCTGGGCACCTGGTGCCTGACCAGTCTTGAGGAGGAGCAGAGCCACCTGCTGGCGGGGGGCATCCCGCGTAAGCAGGGCTTTTCACTGGAGTTCGTGAGCTATGGCGACGACATGCAGAACGTCTAACGGAGATCTGCTCGACACCTTGTGTCACCAGTTTTACGGACACCTGAATGGCAGTGTCGAAGCGGTGCTGGATGCCAACCAGGGGCTGGCCGACGAACCCCAGCCGTTCCGGGCTGGGGTGCTGATCGTACTGCCGGATCTTCCGGTGGTGACAGAGGCTGCGCTGCAGCTATGGGATTAGCCGGCCGCCTGGGCGCATTCCTTGGCGTTAGCCTGGTAGGACGTGTTGCCTTCTGAGTACTGCCGAACGTTCTGGGAAATCATGCCTTGCCAGGAGGTGTTGGCATCGATTGCGGCGGAGCGGCACTTGGCGAAGGGGGCAAACAGCGATCCGAAGCGGTCGCTTTCGTCCATTAACTTTTTCAGTGCAATGGCCTGATCGCGAGCTTGTTTGCCGTCCATAGCTCCGGACAGCGCTAGGGTTTGGCCGTGCTCTACCGTCTTATTAAGACGTTTGAGGAAGTCGCGGGCCTCCTCGGGCTTGATCTTTTTTGCTGCTTCTTGGGCGGCGATGGCCTGCCTACCGCGCTCTGCGGCTTCGGCGCTCACGGGGGCGTCGTCACCCAGGTCTATAACCCGCAGTTTCTGTTCGGCTTGTGCCATCGAGGCGGCCAACAGGCACAGCGTCAATCCGAAAATCCTTTTCACTTTCTCAACTCCTGTAGGGGCAACGGCTCGGGATTCTATGAAGTCCCGGTGGCTGTGTCACCCAGGGGGAGGCTTATTGCATGACGCCTGTATTCCGAATCGTTGCGGACGGCAAGAACATCACCGCGCTGATCAATGACCGGCTGTTGACCCTACGCACCTCGGACAAGCCCGGCATGGAGTCGGACGAGTTTGAGCTGCGCATCGATGACCGAGATGGCGCGGTGGCGCTGCCCAGTCGTGGTGCCAGTATCGAGGTGTTCATGGGGTACTCCGGCCAGTCACTGACCCGGCTGGGTCGCTACACGGTAGACGAGGTCGTGGTGACGGGGCCGCCCGACTCTATCGAGATCCGGGGCAAGGCCAGCGACATGCGCGGCAGTGGCAAGACCACCCGCAGCGGTAGCTGGGAAAACGTCCCGCTGCAGCAGATCGCGCGCGATGTGGCAACCCGCAACGGCTGGCAGCCAGTGTGCACGGTGACCACCAAGGTGCCCCGGGTCGACCAGCTCAACGAATCCGACTTCAACTTCATCACCCGCCTGGCCAAGCAGTACGACTGCACAGCCAAGGTGGCCGACGGCAAGTTGCTGGTGCTGCCTCGGCAGGCCGGGCAGAGCGCGAGCGGCAAAGCTCTTGGCACCGTCACCATCACCCGCCGCGATGTGAGCCGCTATCAGTTTCGCCTGGGGGACAAAACCACCCGCAAAGCGGTGCAGACCAAGCACCAGGACAAGAAGAGCGGAAAGCTCCGGGTCGTTGACCTGGGCAACGAGGATTCCCCGGACGGCCTACCGCCGGTGCACACCGACCGCCATATCTATCCGAACAAGTCCGCAGCCGAACAGGCCGCCAAGGCGCGTCTGGCTGCATTCAACCGCAGCACCGCCGGTGTGCGCCTGGAGATGCCTGGCCGAACCGATCTATTCGCTGAACGCATGATCAATGCCCAAGGCTTCAAGGTCGGCCTCGATGGCGAGTACCTGGTGGACTCGGTCGAACAGGTGTTTACCCAGTCCGGGTGGAGCACCACGGTCGAATGCAACGGCGGCAAGAAGGGTAAGGCAAAAGCCAAGGGCAAGAAAAAGAAAGAAACCAAGCCGCTCAGGGTCGAGCAGCTTTAACCCTCATCATCACTGGAGATATCAGGCATGACGATTACCGCGCAGCAACTGCTGCAGATCCTCCCCAACGCCGGCGCTAAAGCCGGCGTTTTTGTTCCTGCTCTCAACGCCGCCATGAGCAAGTACGGCATCGTCACCCGCCTGCGCATGGCGGCGTTCATCGCGCAGATCGGCCACGAGTCTGGCCAGCTCCTGTTTGTGCGCGAACTGGGCAGCAATCAGTACCTGAGCAAGTACGACACCGGCACCCTGGCCAAGCGCCTGGGTAACACCCCCGAAGCGGACGGTGACGGCCAGAAGTACCGGGGCAGGGGGCTGATTCAGGTCACGGGCCGGGCGAACTATGAAGCCTGTAGCGAAGCGCTGTTCAGCGATGCTCGATTGCTCAACACCCCGGAGCTGTTGGAAACCCCGGTCTATGCCGCGCTGTCGGCGGGTTGGTTCTGGCAGCGTGCGGGCCTGAACACCCTGGCCGATAAGGGCGACTTCCTCGCCATCACCAAGCGCATTAATGGCGGCACCAACGGTCTGGCGGATCGCGAGGCGCTGTATCAGCGTGCATTGGAGGTGCTGGCGTGAAGGCCCCGGGCTGGTTATTGCCAGCCTTGGCGCTGGTGCTGGGGCTCGCCTTGGGCGGCTGGCTGGCCTGGACTTGGCAGGCCAACGTCTACGGCAAGGCCCTGGCCGAACAGGCCGAGGCGTACAGCGCGGATCGCGAGCAGGCCGCCACGTCGGTGATCAACTGGCAGGAAACCCAGCAGGACGCCCGCAGGGCGCTTGAGGATCGCCTGCAGTTGAACGACCAAACCCATTACAAGGAGCTGCGTGATGCTCAAACGAACCAAGCTCGCTTGCGTGATCGGCTTGCTACTACTGACCTGCGGCTGTCAGTCCTACTCAACGCCACCGCATCGGGAGGTAGCGGTGGGGTGTCAGCCACCGCCGGCACCTGCGGCGTGGTTCATGGAAGAGCGCGAGCCGAACTTGACCCAGCGGCTGCTCAACGAATTGTCGCCATCGCCGGAGACGGTGATCAAGGATTGATTGCACTGGCCGCCTGTCAGGACTATGTGACGAAGGTATCAACAAGGTGAAAAGAGTTAGCCTGGTTGGATAACGTTCAACCAGGCTACGGTGCTCTAAGTTGTTTTATGATTATCTCGATATCGGACGTTTTTCAACTCGTTCTTCATTTTTCTTCAGCATGGCTCTAAGTACCATGCGGTATCTCGGGTCAGTGAAAGCAAAAGCATCACCTTTAGGAGAGCGGCGAATAAGTGGTCTTTCTCCTTTGGATAGCTGGGATAAAATTTGTGGGATGTTCAAGATGGTTCCACCAGTTGACTCTGGGAACTCTTGTCTAAGTAGTTCTTCCACTTCGCTCGCTTTAAATTGCTCGCCTTCGCAAAGTGAGAGAGCGAATATTGTTTGGTTTCGTCGTCCAGCTTTTGTATCCCGTTCATTCATGTGAGATTCGACAACTGAGTAAGCAAAGTATTGTGATTTTTTTAGCCAGTCGTCGTCTGCTTGGTTAATGTCGATTTCCGTAATGTGATGTGTTTCTTCACTTATAAATGCAAGCTCTAAACAATACTCGTGCACAACCTGTGGTGCTCGGTCGGTGATCCAGCCTACATGGTGAAGTAGTGAGGTGATGTCGTCGATTTTGTATTTGAGTTTTTCTGCAAACCCTCTGTTTACCAAGGAGTTGCACTCTTGTGGTTCTAGTCGAGTTACTTCTGGAAGTTCTACCAGTCGGTTAGCGACTGTGGCATGGTGTGGCGTTTTATAAAAGTACTCTTTCACACCGCTTGGAACACCGACTATTAGGATTTTAACCTTGTATTTAGAGTATCGGTCGTCGTCGCAAAGTATCAGTAGGTCCGCAAGCTCTTTTAAGAGAGGGTCCGTGAATGCAGCTTCCAAGTTATCAAAGACTAGTATTGAAGGTTGTCCGCGCGAGGTCTCATTTAGATGTTTAAGGCATGCTTCAAAAGGTTCCATTTGGCCGATTTTATATTGCCCGGTATGGTTGATGTCTGCCTTTGCAACTCCAGCACTAACTCCTGCTGCTTTTGTTTCTGAGTATGATAGTTTGTCGGCAGCGCCTTCTCGGTCGACAAGATTTTTCAATTCGGCTGCAATACTTCCCAGTCGAGATGCGTTTGCGAGGTTTGCTACTACAAAGTTTATGGCGTTATTTTGAAATGTTTGTTTGTAGAGCCAAGATTTCCCGGTTCCACTCTCGCCGTGAATTAGGAGGTGAAGATTTCCTCGTAAAGCGGTTTTCAATGCTTTTTCAAGATGGGGGCGAGAAACGTACATTTCCTTGTTTACTTCTGCTAGGCGCGGAGTGAAAACATGTTCTGGTTTCATGCGGTTTGAAAACATTTAATGTCCTTATTTGTTTGGCTGGATTATCTCAGCTTTAATTTGTCTTTAATTAGTTGTGCTTGAGGGTTGTAACAACTCAAGCTACATCGACGTCATGTCGACTCATAACTCTTGTTAGGATGAAAATTAGTGTGGTTTAGGTGACTTTGCTAAGGCGGCATCATAGCCCTAGATTGATCGCCGGGCGAATGGTGTTGAGCGTCATCAGCACATTGCGCGGCAGCCAGTGATCAATCAGGGCGAAGAACCGTGGGCTTGCATGAGCTTGCATCTGCACCTGTGCCACCGCGTCTGGTGAGCAGAGGAGTGGATGTGATCAATCCGAGAGGCGGCAAGGTTTTAGTGGGGGCTCGCTATAAAAGGGCTACGAGCGAAAAATCGAACGAAACCGAGTAATAGCATTCCGTCTGTCAGAATGTAGTGAGTCGCAATTGACGGTAACCAATTGGCCTATTTAACTGTATGTTCGTACAGTTCTGGAAGTCGTGCGTCATGAGTTTCACAATCGAAGGCCCCATTGCGGAGGGCGGCCTAAAGCTGCCTCTCTGCCTCTTTCATGTGCCCGCTGGGTTTCCATCACCGGCGGCAGATCACATCGAAGCCCATATTTCTCTCGATGAAGTCCTGAACATTCGGGCGCCACACGTTTACCTGGTGTCGATCACCGGGGAGAGCATGCAGGGTGCGGGGATTTTCGATGGAGATCTGGCCGTCGTTGATCGCTCAATTGAGCCGGCGCATGGCCACATCGTTGTGGCCCTCCTGAACAATGACCCGGTCTGTAAGCGGCTATCTATACGAGGAAAGGATGTCGTTCTGCTGTCTGAGAACTCCAAGTACCCACCAAGGTACATTCTGGAAGGTGACGAGCTGTCGATCTGGGGAGTGATCATTGGTAGCGTGCGCAGTCATGTTTAAGGCCGTACCTGTCTTCGCGCTGATCGACTGCAACAGCTTTTATGCAAGCTGCGAACGTGTCTTTCGCCCTGACCTGGCCAGGGTTCCTATCGTTGTTCTATCAAACAATGACGGGTGCGTGATCGCTCGCAGCTATGACGCGAAGCCCCACGTAAAAATGGGCGAGCCTTACTTCTG